GAGCGTCTCAATAAGTTTGTGATAACCGAGGAGAAGCCTCAGAGCTACCACAATGCGTCCCCAGTGGTAGAACGAGTACCCCTCCCCGTTTCACGGCGGGGCGGGGGAAAGGACGTTAAATAATGTGGTGGTGTCATGATTGTAACTTTGAGCGATTACATTTTTGTCGTCAGACGGTTGCTGCATGATGCAAATGCCAACTTCTGGACGGACGAAGAACTAACAATCGACATCAATGATGCTCGTCAACGCCTTGTGCGTGATACGGGCTGTCATCGTATTCTTCAAACAAGTGCAGTTCTTTCTGGTATTGAAGCATACGACTTTTCAACGCTCCCTCAAGGCACAAAAACGATGGACGTAATTAACCTCAATGTTTATTGGGGCAATTCACGTGTTCCATTGCGCTATGTCTCTTGGACTCAATTCAACGCTCAGATGCGTTATTGGATCAATTATCAGGGTCAGCCAGTCATTTACTCAATGTATGGGCCAAACAAGTATTTTGTCGCCCCTGTGCCTGATCAAGATTATGTAACTGAGCTAGACACGGTTGTTCGGCCTACAGATCTTGTGGCTTTGGATGACATTGATACTGACATTGTTGATCCGTGGAAAGACCCTGTGCCTTTCTATGCGGCTTACATGGCTAAGTTTAAAGAACAAAGCTATGGTGAAGCTGAATTGTTCAAGCAGCAATATACCCAGCAACTTCAGAACGTCCTGTCCACTACGTTCACACGCAGGATGCCTGACCCTTATAGTCACCCGTACTGATTATGGCAGCATCACCTGAACAGAAAAAACAATACCATGTCTCCAAATCCTTTAAGGGTTTGAACACTAAAGCCAATCGTACGGCTATTGGTGAAGATGAGTTTTCATGGATTGAAAATGTTCAGCCTGTTGGATTTGGAAATCTTAAAGTTGTTCCTAATTTTTCAAACGTTTCTGCCACTTGGTCTAACACCGTTACCGAGTTTACCAGCGTTAACATTAACAATGCTGACTACATTTTGGCATTTCAAGCTGACGGTCGCGCTGAGTATTACAATATTAAAACGTCTACACAGGGCAACGTAGCCGCTGCTGGCACGTTTACCGGCACAGGCGTGAGAGCAAAACAGTGGAAAGACGAACGTGCAATTATTATTGATCCCGTTAAAGGCTATTACACATGGGATGCCATTGACCTGATTCCTGTTGGATCAGTGGGTGCTATTGGCATTACAAACCCTGGTGCGGGGTATATTGAAGCACCAACCGTCACAATTAGTGCGCCAAACGTCACAAATGGGGTTCAGGCTACTGCTGTTTGTTCAATTTCAAACGCATCTGGAACCATCATAAGCATTGGCCTTGATGCCATAGGTTCTGGTTATACCTCAGTGCCTACTGTAACGGTTGCTCCTCCCAGCAGCTCTTTTGGTGTTCAAGCACAGGCTTCTGCGTCGATTCAAGGCGGAAATGTTGTTGTTATCAGCGTCACTAACCCAGGTTCGGGTTATACCAATGTTCCTGCTGTAACAATTACGGGCGGTGGTGGGGCAAGTGCAAACGCTATTGCCAAGCTCGGCTCTGGTCTGGTGTCTGCTATTGCAATTACCGAGGCTGGTTCGGGCTACACAGCCACACCAACAGTTACAATCAGCGCACCTACGGGTGCTAACGGCGTTAATGCTACTGCTGTAGCGGGATTCTTAACCTTCAAAACTGGTGCTGTAGGCGTGTTGATCACTGCTGGCGGCACAGGATACACCAGCTCCCCCAACGTGACGATCACAGGGGCTGGAACGGGCGCAAACGCTGTTGCTGTTGTTAATGGTGGCGTTGTCACTCAGATCGTAGTGACCAACCCTGGCAACAACTACATTGCCAACACAACAGTGTCCTTTAGCGGAGGTGGCGGGTCTGGTGCTACAGCTAAAGCCATTACAACTGTTGATCAGAACGTAGACATTGCTTCGTTTCAGGGTCGTGTGTGGATTGCTCAGGGTCGTACGGTGTTCTACTCGGCTGCTGGTGCTTACAACGACTACATCACGGTCTCTGCTGGCAACATCAACCTTCAAGATGATACGCTGCACAGCAAAATCAATGCCCTGATCTCTGCTAATAACTTCCTGTATGTGTTTGGTGAGAACAGCATTAACGTTTTTTCGGATGTGCGAGTTGGTACGGCTGGCAACACACTGTTTACCAACACAAACGTATCGGCTTCTATCGGATCTCGGCGCATTGACGCAATTTTTCCGTACTTCAGGTCGCTGTTGTTTGCCACAGACTACGGAATCTATGCGCTCGTTGGGGCTACAACCAGCAAGCTGTCAGACGCTTTGGATGGGGTTTTCCCTAACATCAACTTTGACTATCCCATCACGGGTGGTCAGGTGCTGCTGAACAACATCCTTTGCGCTGCGTTTAATTTTTATTACGATGACCCAGCGACAAGCACGACACGCCCTGTTCAAGCCGTGTTCTTTGACAAGAAATGGTTTATAACCAGTCAAGGCACTGTTGCGCGTGTGACATCCGTCGCTCAGGCTGGAGGTGTGTTCCTTTACAGCACCAATGGCACAAACCTTCAGAAGCTGTACAACGACAGCACAATTCCAATTAGCTCAGAGCTTCAATCTGCTCTCTGGCCTATGAACGACACCATTCGTGACAAGCAAGCTCTTAAATGGGGTCTAGAAGCCATTCTGGGGGCCACTGGCGGCACTGTTACAGTCACGGTGGACAATGAGACTGGGTTAGGCACTGCTGGTACTTACGATGCCACCAATTTTATTGATTGGCAAAACAGGCTTGGCAACGTAATCACTTGGAAAAACAACAGCAATGTTGGCATTGGTTGGATTGGCTTGGTGACGGGCTACTACCTCTACAAATACGACGCGCAGCAGTATGGAAAATATCTTGGACTTACGCTACAATCACAAAGTCCAGCATTGGTTTATAGCACTCTGGAAATGGAATACGAATTAAGGGCGAGGTTCTAATGGCACTTCCAATTACAGTTCCGTTCACGTTTGGAAATGCAACAACGACGCAGAGCTTGTCGTCGCTCGATGCTGATTTCTCCACTGTTTACAACGCGGTAAACGGGATTGGAAATGGAACTGTTTCCCTTGCAAACGTAACAATTACGGGTGGTTCTATCTCTGCAAATATAACTGCCACAAGTATTTCTAGTGGCACTTCTAATGTTTCTATAACATCAACCAATGGTCCTGTGTCTATAAACACCAACGGCAATAATGCGGTGTACATTGACGCATCGCAGAATGTATTAGTTGGACGTGCCTCTGTTGGGGTCGGCGATAGGTTTGTTGTCCAATGCATAGCAAGTGGAACTATTATGCTTGGTTATAATAGCTCGGCAACTAATACATATCAAATTTTAGAAAACGGTAACGTCAGAAATGCAAATAACAGCTATGGTGCTATTTCTGATGTTGCTTTAAAAGAAAATATTGTAGATGCAACACCTAAACTTGATGACTTGATGAAAGTTCAAGTTCGTCATTTCAATTTGAAATCGGATGAAGCAAAAGAAAAACAAATTGGCGTTATAGCTCAAGAGTTAGAGGCTATCTTCCCTTCAATGATTGAAGATGGGGTTGATGGCATTAAAGGTGTTAAATACAGTGTATTTGTGCCAATGTTAATCAAAGCACTACAAGAGGCAGTTACAAAAATTGTCTCACTGGAGACTCGTATAGCCGCACTGGAGTCAAAATAATGGGCATTCAAGCGTTTACACCAATGGGCAATACGGTGACGTTTACAGCGGCTACTGCTGCTCCTACGCCCGTGCAAGCTTTATCAACGACAATCGGCGGCACTCAGTACCGTGTAATCAATGATGGCACTGTAACGGTCTTTATGGGATGGGGTGACTCTGCTGCGGCAGCTAATGCCAATGCTGTTGTAGTGACAACGACTGGTCGAGCATTCCCTCTGTTGGCTGGCACGGATGAAATCCTGACTTTCAATGCTAATCAGTATTTTACGGCTATCACGGTTAGCGGAACGGCAAACGTGTACATCACTCCAGGCGATGGAATGTAAAAAATGTTAAAGACAGCAAGATCATCTGGTGGCGGTGGTGGTAGCGGGACCGTAACGCTAATTAGCACCGATGCTAATTTGACCGGTGGCCCTATTTCCACAACGGGAACTCTTGGTCTTGCCAATGTCATTACGTTTTATGCTGGTAATGTCACAACGACTAATTCTAGTGTTGGCACTGCCATTGTTAACATCAACACTTTGAATGCGGCTGTTAACGGACTGAACGCCCAGATTCCTGTTAATTACGCCTCGACCGCCAATCTTTCTGTTACCTACAACAATGGTACGTCAGGTGTTGGCGCGAATTTAACAGCAACAACAAACGGTGTGATTTCTATTGATGGCGCATCTCCTGCTGCTACTCAACGCATTCTCATCAAAGATCAAACAGCTAACGTACAAAATGGCGTCTACACCGTCACTGTTGTAGGCACTGCTGGAACTCCATTCATTTTGACTCGCGCCACTGATTATGATCAGTCGGCAGAAATAGCTGCTGGAGATGGTTTCTATGTCATTAGCGGGTCAACACAGAACAATACAACGTGGGTGCAACAAACCCCTGCGCCCGTAACAATTGGCACAACAGGTATTGTGTTTACTCAGTTTGCGGCTGGAAATCCTATTCTGCCTATTTCTCGCGGTGGTACAGGTGCAAACACGGCAGTCACAGCATTAAACAATCTTGGTGGCGTATCAACAGGCAAAGCCATAGCGATGAGCATCGTTTTTGGGGGTTAGCGTTATGGCTCGTATCGGTTTATTGTGTCATGGATGCAATACGGCTATCGGTGCTATGAAAGAAAATATTCAAACATTTCGTAACGCGATAGCTTATCTCGGAGGTTAAAATGGCTAATCCAAATATCGTCAATGTCTCAGCAATTTACGGAACAACATGGGTGCAAGCTGTTGGGGTTTCTGCAACCGCAATTGTTCCTGCGGTATCTGCAAATACGGTTGTTAAGCTAGATACTTTGTATGTTGGCAACATTGACACAGCAGCATCATACAAAATAACGGTAGACCTTTATAGATCTTCAACCGCTTATAATATGCTGTATCAAGTTTCTATCCCTGCGGGTGCGGGTTTAGATGTCTTGTCAAAGTCAATCTATCTTCAAGAAAATGACACGTTGCGATTGACCGCTGATACGGCAAGCAAACTTCAAGCTATCGCTTCAGGAGAGGTCATTTCCTAATGCGTAAAGGCAACGGCGGCATTATTGGTCCACAAAACCGCACGACGCTTGCAGCGGCGCCGGGCATTTGGTCTATGGACGAACAGCAACAATCGTTGGGTGCGCGTAACTGGCCCGGCACACCCGCCAACACCGTTCCTAATGCGCCTATCTTTGCTAATTCTTCTGTGTTTACCGCGTCAATAAGCGGTTCAACAATGACCGTTACCGCGGTATCTAGCGGCACGTTAGCGGTGGGACAAGTCATTACAGACACAGATGTATTGCAATATACATCTATCACCGCGCAATTGACTGGCACGTCTGGGTCTACTGGGACATATACCGTGTCTAGAGGACAAACTGTTGCGTCTACAGAATTGACGGCTTCTGTTTCTTTTACATCAGTTACATCAACAACATCGTCTGTTCAAATTCCTTATACGCTTGGGTTTAACGGCGGTGCGCCTATCACCGGCGTTACGGCTAAAATTTATAGCGGTTCGACGTTGATAAAAACTGTGACTGGAACATCGTCACCGTTGACAGCAACTTTGCTTCCTAACAGCACTATTTATTCGGCAACGTTGACCGCAACTAATTCGGTTGGAACTAGTACAGCAAGCACGGGGCCATATTTTCAAACCGCTTCTGTTCCCGCCGCGCCTACGATTGGCACTGCAACTCTTGTTGGGAACAACGCTAGCGTAACATTTACGTCGCCAATATCCAACAACGGCAGCACAATTACAACGTATACAGTAACATCAAGCCCCGGCGGCGTCACTGCAACAGGTGCTTCGTCGCCAATAACCGTTAGCGGTCTTTCAGGCTCGACATCATATACATTTACAGTCACAGCAACAAACATTGTTGGGGTTGGCCCTCCTTCAGCCGCTTCAAATTCAATTACAACACCCACTCTCGTTAACGCAACATATCTGGTTGTTGCTGGCGGTGGTGGTGGCGGAAGTAACAATGGTGGTGGCGGTGGAGCAGGCGGTTTACGTTCTGGAACGGTCACTCTCACGCCCGGTAGTGTGTATACAGCTACGGTTGGTGGTGCCGGTTCCCCTGCAAATAATGGTGCCAATAGTTCTATTTCTGGTTCTGGTATTACAACCGTAACTTCTGTTGGCGGTGGTAAGGGGGGCAATTACGGTGGCGCTAGCGGCAACGGCGGTTCGGGTGGCGGGGGTTCTGGCGGG